ACCTAACCGATAGATTTCCTCAATGCTCTTGGGTTCGGCAGAGTCCGCAACTATCTCCCAAGACCTTGTGATGCCCAGCGTCCGAAGTTTGTCTGCGATGTCTTGGTTGGTCAGGCCCGTGGAGTAGAGCAGTTCTTGGATGAGCAGGCAGTCCCCTTGGCGGTAGATTGCTACCAAGGCCGTAGGGTCGTTGCTAAAGCCCCAGTCAAGCCCTAAGGCGACGAATTTCGCTCGGCTGACATCGATACCCTCCACGACCTCGAAGTCCTCGTAGATGGCCCCCTGAAGCGTCCCGACTTGGCCGAGGCCGTACACCTTCCACCAGTTCGCCCAATACGCAGACGTTTCGGCTTTAGTGCGGTTTAGTTCGATGTCCCTCCTAATCGTGTTGGGCAAAGCCTCGTTGTCCTGATAGGTCAGGATGAGCAGTTCGGAATCGTCCTCATGAAGGACCTCGGTATGCGCCCAGAACTCATGCGTCGGGTTGAAGTCGATGTAGATGGCCTCGCTGGTACGGATTGCCAACTGGTAGTAGGATTCAAAGTCGATGTTGTTCGCCTCGTTGATGTAAACGACCTGCCTCCTTGCCCCTCGGAGCCTTGCCTCGGAATCAGCCGAAAAGAACTCGATGATTGAACCGTTGGCGAAGTGATAGGTGAGCAGGGTCTTGTTCCATCGGTCTGCGACCCATCGGCCCGTCCATTGCATGACCTTGGCGAAGTCCTTGATTGCTCCCCTCCGTAGGTGGGGGATGGATTCGGACACCACCGATATCTCGGTCTTGTTCTTTGCTGCGATGTCGATTAGGACTGCAAGGATAGCAAGGGTTTTCCCTGCACTTGTTCCGCCTTGGATGACCTTCTTCCGGGCCGTCATCCGACGGATTCGCCTGATAGCGGTCGTGAGGGTAAACATTAAATCAAGCCGACTGCGGATTGAATGCGAGCCTTGGCGATGTCGATGTATTCCGCTTCCCGTTCTATCCCGACAAACGCAAACCCTTCCAGCATCGCTGCCTTGCCTGTTGAGCCTGACCCCATAAACGGGTCAAGGACGATTCCGCTTGGTGGGGTTACAAGTCGGCAGAGGTATCGCATGAGGTCGGTGGGCTTGACGGTGGGGTGGTGGTTGCGTGATCCGCTTGTCCTGCCTGCCCCTGCCCTTGGGCTTTCCATCCCCGCACTTCCTTCAACCCGATCCACGCATTCGCCCGCAGAACGCTCTTGCAATTTATCACACCCCTCATCCCTATCCGCTTTGCTTGCTTTGGCGCAGTAGAAGAAACGAGCCGAAGCCCCAAGCAGGTCGGTGGCTTCCTCGCTCCCATCGTGGATGAAGTTGGCGGGCCATCGGCCTTGTGATGTTGTGACTGTTCCAGATTGCTTTTGCTTGTGCCCAACTGCCGCCGCGCCGATTCCTTTTCCGCCGTCAATACGATGCACGTGCCGTTGCTCGATAGTTTCAGTCCCCACCCTTCCCCCATCCACGTTAATCGCACCCGTCCCGTGTTGCAGGACGTTCTCGGCTACCGTGCCAATCAAGGGCTTGCGAGCCACTGTAATCGGTTCAAGTGCGGGTTTGAGTGCAGTCCCCCATCCTTGCCATTGCTTTGCTTCGGGGGTGGCGGGGGCAGTTATAGGCACATCTCTTGACATTTCATTTTCGGATTGCGAATAAATTGATGATGCAGGATTCTCCATCTTACCAATAATCTCACGCTCCGCTCCAGCCGCCTTATCAATCGCCTTGCTTACGTCCAACGACTTTGGAAAACCCGACCCGTACACCCAAGCAATCATGTCCCGAATCTCAAAGCCTGAGTCCTCAATCCGCACCGCCATTCGGTGCTGCGTCCTCGTTCCTGCAAACGCAAGAAGATGACCGCCCGGCTTCAAGACCCGAAGGCACTCGGCCCAAACGTCAACGCTTGGCACATCGTAATCCCACCGCTTGCCCATGAAGGACAACCCGTAAGGTGGGTCGGTTACAACCGAATCAACGGAGCAGTCAGGTAGTGAGCGAAGCACCTCCAAGCAGTCGCCATGATGCAGGGTTAGTTTGTCAGTCATTGTCGGGGAATAGGGGCTGCTCGATGTGGACCGTGTTCTCTTGACGTTCCACAAGGTTGTTCAGGCGTTGAGTGATGGATGGGTTGTATTGACCAACCATGCCCCCCTCAATTTGGTCTTGACGGATGGTTCGCCTTATACGCGAGCAGATGGCTACATAGTCGTCATATCGCTTGTCCCTGTTTGTAAAATAGGCCCCAAGGTCCTCAATTATATCTGCATCCGCACACCAGTTCTCAAAGCCTTCCAAGGTCAAGGGTCGCTCCAAAGGCTCATGCTGGGGGATAGCATCCTTGCCGGGGAATACCGTCTTGGTCCTTGGGTTTGCCTTGACCCCTGCCCGGTATGCCTCAAAGTACTCCCACATCTTTTCGGGGGTTTCAATGTATTTGCCGTGTCCTCTGCTGGTTCCCATCAGTATTCGATTTTGTCTATGAGTTCGTCAATCTTGTCCACTATCTTCATCTTCACGGCAAATGCATTCGGGGCATTGGAATCGTCCACCGCTCCGATGCAGTCGCAGAGAGTTGTAATCACCATCATAAGCGAGTCCATCCGAGCCTGCACTTGGGCTTCGTCATCGTCTTTAGCCTTCGAGTTCGCCAAGTTCCCGAAGTTTGTTCCTGCTCCATGAGAGAGCCGACTTGCCACCCCACAACAAGTACGAGATGTAACCGCAGTCGGATGTTTCGTCAGCGTTGTCGTAGTAGGTTTCAGCACGGGATAGGTAGGAGTGCATCCGCTTGATGGTTTCGACCGAGATGGGTTCGCCCTTGGACAAAGTGGCTGCCCTGACCTTGCCCGTTTGGGTGGCGCACTTGTTCCCGTTGCGTTCGTTGAGTTCTATCCCTCGCTTGGCATTCGACCGAATCTCTTGGCCGTAATCGGAGTAAGACTCGAACTGCTGCCTCTTGTGATTCTCCCACGTTGAGCCGCAAACCGCAAGCCGTTGAGCCGTATCGGGGAACTCCGTGTTGACGCTGTTGTTGGACATACAACGACCGATGAAGCCTTCTCTTGACTCGTTATTGTTCGGGATTGGCAGGGGCATTCAGGGAGTGGTTTATGGTGTTTTGGTTGGCTTCGGCAAACAAGTCCGCTTGCATGTAAATGTATTGGAGGGCCGATTTTACGCAGTCAGCGCACCACCAATTCGTAGGCGGTCGTCCATGAGCGGTCAAGATGGCTTGCAGTTCTCCAACGGCATCGGGTGGCAGTCGCATCGTCAGGGATGCCACATATTGGTCCCAGTACTTGCGATGCTTTTGGGCAATTACGAACTGGTCGTTGGTCATTTGAAGGTCCATTCCCGGATGATTATTGCGGTGGCAGATGAGGCGAGGCCAAGGATTGGGGCCAAGTACCATTGGCAGGTTGGCAGGGTCAGCAACACCCCAAGCCAAAAACCAAAGCAGGTCATGCACGAAAACGGCTTCCGCTTGGCGAAGGGCAAAGCGTAGAACCATCCCGGCAGGACCCGGAACTCCACGACCGCAAGGGTCGCCAAGGCACTAATCAGGATTGGAAAGACCAGTATATCCATTTGCTTCGATTGCGGTTTTGATTTTGGCCTTGGCCTGCTCGATTGAGTAGATTATTGACCTGTACGGGATGCCCGTTTCCCTTGACATGGCCTTCATGTTGCCTGTCTGCATGAGCAGGTTCAGCAGTTCCTTGTCATACGGGAACGCTCCGTCCTTGGCCCAAGAGTCCATCTCTTGCTGGGCGATGGCCCAAAGGTCGTCAAGCAGGGAGTCGTAGTCCTTGCTCAGTTCTTGGGTTTCGGGATCCACTTCGACCCTCTCGTCGTGATGGCGGTACTTCTTAGCGAATTGGTTGTTGTTGCCCCGGTACAGGTTCATAATCAGCCGAACGATGTAAAAACGCAGGTAGCCTTGGACCTGCATCTTGGTAATCTTGTCACGGTCTTTTTCGAGCAGAATCAGGACGACCTCTTGTTCAAGGTCCTTCCAAAGCGGATTGCCCCCCGTGATGGTGAGGCAAGCCTTGCGGATTTCTCCGCTTCGATAAAGGTCAAGGATGGTAGCCTCTGCGTTCACTCACGCAAAGATGGAGGGGGTTCTCGCTAATGTTGCAAAAAATCCCGTGTCCTGTTTAAAACCTGTGTACGCAGAAACTTGATGTCCGGCCTTGCTCTCATGTTTTTGGCAAGGATTTCGAGGTTATGCATCACCGTTGCATGGTTCCTCTTGATGATACGCCCGATTTGGCAGTAGGTGTACAGGTATTCCGAGTAGGCGATGTCGGCAAAGATTGACCGAGCAAGGACCAGTTCTTGGGTCTTGACTTCGCTCAAGATGTCATCGGGGCTGACTCCAACGACCTCTGCCGTGTAGCCGAGTATGGTTCGTGAGATTAGGTCCATGTTAGAACGGGTTAGGGGGTAGGGGCATCCAATGGCTGACTTCGATTAGGAACCAAGTTTGGTGTTCGTAGTACCAACGGCCATCGCCCAGCCATGCGTAGGCTTGATTCATGTCGGTCGTGAATATCAGGACTGGCTCGTAAGGTGTCGGCATACGGTCCAAGCATTTAATCCATTCCATGGTCAGGCGTTTTTGGCTTGAAGAATACGACCGAGCAGGGTCCAGTTGACGGACCAAGCCTTGATGGTTTCGCTTTTGTCGGGTCGGTTGCAGTTGACGCACTCCTTGCGGATGTGCAGTTGCCAGCGTCGGAAATCGATTGGTGTGGTTTTCATGGGTTTGGGGTATTTTGTGTCAGCTTATGGCTGACGATGGGGGAGGTTTTGTCAGCGTGTGGGCTGACGGTTATCGATTGCGTATAGTTTCAAACAACCGATACCTCCCACACGAATCGGTCAGGGTCTTGACTTGCGGTCCAAATCCGTTGGAACGGGATAGGACGTACTCACAGGCATCCCCCTTGGCCCGCACCTCAATCACCTTCCAAGGGCGGTCGTTGGTACAAGCGGTCAGCAGGAGCAGCAGTAGCAGTCGGGCCATGGAACAAATCTACACAACTATTCCACACTTGCAACCACTCGCTGAAAATCCTCAATGCTCCTGATGACCTCATATCGATACCCTGCCTCTTGGACGACCCCCTGCCACCACTTTTGGGACAGGGACTGCTTGCCTTTATTGGCTTTGAACTCCAAGAAGATGGCTCCCTTGTCCGATAGGTAGGTCATGTCTGCAACCCCAGCGGTCAGGCCGATGCCTTTGAGAAAATAACCGTTGGTTCGGCTTCGTGGGTTGTTGAGGTTGAGGAACAACCGCCCTTCTTCGTGGGGCCTTAGGAGTTTGAACAACTTGACGCAGGCGGCTTGGAGGGTGTATTCGGGGGTCATAAGGGATATTCGTTGGCTTTGGTATATGGCAGTTGGCATTGGACTTGGGCGATTCCAAGGCTTCCATTCCTGTTCTTTCGGAAGATGACTTCCATGAGGTCTTGCTCGGCATTCTTGTCGTGTTCGTAAGGACGATAAACGAAGGCGATTTTGTCGGCATCGAACTCCAGTTGCCCGGTTTCCCTAAGGTCGGACATGATGGGGCGATGGTCTGCCCTGCCTTCGGTTGCCCTTGAAAGCGAAGAAACCACGACCCCAAAAACTTTCTGCCTCTTGCAGATTGCTTTGAGTTGCTTGCTGATGTTGGTCATCTGCTCAATCTTGGGCTTGGGCTTGTCAATCTTGGCGGGTTCTACGAGTTGCAGATAGTCGAGGTAGAAACCAACGATTCCGAACTTGGCCTTGAGTTTAGCGATTTCGCCTTCGATGCGGTCGAGGTTTGCTTGGTGCAGGTCCACGATGTAGAGAGGCTTGCCTTTAAGTTGGTCGGCTTTTTGTGCCAAGGTCAGGTACTGCTCCGTGGTGATTCGCTCGTCGGGCTTTAGGAATGCTGACCCGTCCATGTTTCCAAGGTTGGAAAGCATCCGCTGGGTCAGTTGGTCTGCTGACATCTCCATCGTGAAGAACACGACAGGAATCTCGGCCATGGCTTGGTTCATCGCTATTTGGAGGGCGAGCAGGGTCTTACCCATTGCGGGACGACCACCTACGAGGATGAACTCGGACGGCTTGAACCCGGTGCAGATGTTGTCAAGCGGTCGGATAAAGGTTTGGTAGATTTGGTCCCTGCGTCTGCCTTCCCGGACCTCGTTCATGTTGGCGAGGAAGTCTTTGGCGAGTTCGTGGGCTGAGGATTCGGAGGCGTTGGACTCAACGGCTTGGATAAACTGATAGCGTTGGAAGGCTTTGGGGATGTCCCGGTCATGGGCCAGTTCTTCCATGATCCTCGCTTCCTCCCTTTCTTTCCAAAGGTCGTGCAGGTCGGATGCGTAGGTCTTCCAGTTGCTGACAAGTCCTGCTTCGGGGTCGATGCCTTCGAGCAGGACATGGGCTTGGCCTTGGTCTGCAAGGTACTTGTAGACGGTAACGATGTCCACCTCTCGCTCTGCTTTGTGGAGGGATTCGATAGCCCGGTACAGGAGGACGTTGTTGCCCGTGAATAGGCGTTCCGGGATTTGGGTTAGGAGGACGGTTCGGTTCACGAACTTGTCCATAAGGCAGCCGAGCAGTTTGCGTTCAGCGGACAACTGGTAAGGGTTCATCATCGGAGGTTAGGTTTGAGTATGCGAAGTTAGGTGTTCGTTGGATGGCTTGGTCCTCCCATCGTTTGCCGTTGAGGTAGGTGGCTGCATGAGGGACAAACTGCACGGGGGTTTGAGAGTAGAGCCTTGAGATGTTGTTCATGGCTTCCTGTTGGTCTGCATTGGACAACTTTGCAAAGGACTTTGACGCTGCCTGCTTCCCGGTCTTGCGTGGATAGATAGCCCAGAATTGGTCAAAGATTGCACAAGTGTTTTTTATCTCTTCTTTGTTTGTTATCTCTTCTTCTCTTATCTTATCTAATCTTATCTTATCTGCTTCCGTTTGCTTAGCACTTGCTTGGTTTTGCTTAGCACTTGCTTCGATTTGCTTAGCA